TAAGTTTTTCAAATTTTATGAATGGTACATCTATAACATCCATACCCGCTGATATATTTGATTTTTCACCTAATGTAACATCATTTGCTAGTGCATTTGCAACAATTAATACAATATCAACTGTACCAACTGGATTATTTGATACTGCGGTAAATGTATCATCTTTTGCATCCTGTTTCTTTGCGTGTGCGAGTTTAACTTCCGTACCATCAACTTTATTTGACCTAAATATCAATGTAACAAGCTTCTCTGGTACATTTAGAAATTGTAGAGCATTAACAAATGTATTACAATTTACATTTAATACAGCGGTAACAACATTCTCACAAGTTTATAATATGAGTTCAACTTCAAATGCTTTAGTAGGTACTGCTCCTGAATTATGGAATAGAGTACCAACACCTGCTGGAACTGATGCATTTAGAAATTGCACCGGTTTAACAAACTTCGCATCAATACCACCAACATTTACTTAATATGTATTTACGAATTATAAATAATGAAATCAGTTATCCTTATACAATTAAGGATTTAAAAGCTGCGCATAGAAATATTACATTCCCAAATGAAATTGGAGAAGAAACTATGACTCAATTTGGTTTATATGAAGTTGAACAAACTCCAAAACCAAATGATTACACAAAAAATATTACCGAAGGAACGCCAATATTAGTGGATGGTGTATATTATCAAAATTGGGTTCAAGTAAATGCATCCGAAAGTGAAATAGATTACAGATTAGAAAATCAATGGTTTGTTGTTAGAGAAATTCGAAACGAATTATTATCAGAGTGCGATTGGACGCAATTATCGGATATTCCATCCGAAACAAAAGTAATTTGGTCTGAATACAGACAATCTTTAAGAGATATCACATCTCAAACTAATCCATTTAATATAACTTGGCCGGTTAAACCTTAAAAGGGAAAATATTTATATTTATACCTATAACAAAAAGCATATAGATATAGATGATTATACATAGTCCAATATTTTCGGGTTCAATTACACAGGCATTATCTGCTTACGCAAATTTAAGTGGCTCATTTACTGGCTCTTTTAAAGGAACTATTGATGTTCAACAGGCATCATTTGATAATCTTATTGTAAACAATAGTTTGGCAGTAAGTGGCTCTATAAGAATGACTGGTTCAATGAATTTAACAGATGGTGGATATTTAGTAGATGGAGTTGATGTATTGGATTCGTCTATTGCATTTGCAATAGCATTAGGATAAAAAAAATAAAAAAATGGCAAACGCATTTAAAAATAGTATAACGGGTTCAATTGGAACATCAGGTGTTAAAGTTTACGAAACTCCTGTTAATACATCTACAACTGTAATTGGTGTTGGTGTAGCGAATGTAAACACAAATAATATTTCAGTTAGTGTGATGGTTAGAGATAACTCCGCAAATAAAGTTGTATATGTTGTGAAAGATTCACTAATTTTACCTGGTAGTTCTAACATATTGGTTGGTGGTGAGCAAAAATTAGTTTTAGAAGCTGGAGATTTTCTTTCAGTAACCTCATCATTAGCTAACTCTGCGGATGTAATTGTTTCAGTATTGGAGATAACATAAAAGTTTTAATGAATGGAATATTTAGGCGGTAACCCTAATGGTTTAAATCAACAAACTAAAGATAAAATTTCTTTATTTGTAAGCGGGAGTAGAATAGCTAATTTCTCATCTCAATCGGTAGATGTAGTTGGTAATTTTAGTGCATCTAAGATTCAAACTGATGAAATTGATTCTTTTGGTAATAATCCGCTTCAAATAAACACAAATACACAAATTAGTGGTTCGATTAATATTTCATCATCAATATCCGCATCTTTATTTAGAGGCGATGGTGGTGGTTTATTTAATATAAGTGCCGCATCTATTGGTGATTTAGATAGATTAAAATCTGGTTCGGCAACTGCAATAATTTCTCCAAATAAAGGACTAATAGTTAATACTGACTTAACAGTAGCAGGTACAATAAATGCAACTGAATTAAAAGTAATTTATATTTCATCATCTATAATTTATTCATCTGGTTCAAATAAATTTGGTGACTCTCAACTCGATAAACAAGAATTCACAGGAAGTGTTGGGATAACAGGTTCACTATCATTTGGAGATGGTTCATTGCAACAAGATGGTAGTACAAATGAAGTTTTAGTTTATAATTCATCAACTGGTAAAATTGGTATAAAAACCGCAGCGGCAACTTCCGGTACATCAGGAACTTCCGGTACATCTGGTACTTCGGGTACAAGTGGAACATCTGGTACATCTGGTACTTCGGGTACAAGTGGAACATCTGGATTAGATGGTTCTTCGGGAACATCAGGAACTTCTGGTACATCCGGCACTTCAGGAACATCAGGAACTTCCGGAACATCTGGAACATCTGGTTCTTCCGGAACATCGGGAACATCAGGCAGTAGTGGAACTTCTGGTACAAGTGGTTCATCAGGAACATCTGGTACTTCTGGTTCTACTGGTAGTAGTGGTACAACCGGGTCATCTGGTACTTCTGGTTCATCCGGAACAAGTGGCACGCGTGGAACATCAGGAACTTCTGGAATAAGTGGTTCATCTGGAACATCGGGATCAAGAGGTACATCGGGAACTTCTGGAATAAGTGGAACATCAGGAACAACAGGCTCAGCCGGTACATCTGGTATAAGTGGTAGTAGTGGTACATCTGGCTCTGGAGGAACTTCGGGAACTTCGGGAACATCTGGAATAACGGGAGCAGGTGGTGGAACTGGTTCGGCCGGTTCTGCAGGAACTTCCGGTACATCAGGAACTTCCGGAACATCGGGAATAACTGGAGCTGGCGGAACTGCAGGTTCATCGGGAACATCAGGCACATCTGGTACATCGGGAACAAGAGGAACTTCTGGAACTTCGGGAGTAAGTGGAGCTGGTGGTGGTAGTGGTTCAGCGGGTACGTCAGGTTCATCGGGAACTTCGGGAACTTCTGGAACATCAGGAACTTCTGGAACATCTGGAAGCAGTGGTTCATCGGGTACTTCAGGTACTTCTGGATTAGGGGGTTCATCAGGAACTTCCGGTACATCTGGAACTTCTGGTACAAGTGGAGCACAAGGTTCTTCGGGAACATCGGGAACTTCTGGTACAAGTGGTTCGGCAGGAACTTCTGGAACTTCTGGTAGTGGAACTTCTGGTACATCGGGAACATCAGGAATAAGTGGAACATCTGGTACATCTGGAATAAGTGGTACATCGGGAACATCTGGTACAAGTGGAAGTGCCGGTACATCTGGAATAAGTGGTACATCGGGAACTTCTGGCACAAGTGGAACTAGAGGAACATCTGGTACATCTGGAATAAGTGGAACTTCTGGAACTTCAGGAAGTAGTGGTACATCAGGTTCATCTGGAACAAGTGGAACTCGAGGAACATCGGGAACATCAGGAATATCTGGCACATCGGGAACTTCTGGTTCAAGCGGTACATCGGGAACATCTGGCACAAGCGGTACTAGAGGTACATCTGGCACAAGTGGAAGTAGTGGTACATCGGGTTCTTCTGGCACAAGTGGAAGTAGTGGTACATCAGGTTCTGCTGGTACATCCGGATTATTGGCATTAACTGGTACAACTGATAATGGTGTAATTACTTTAAACGGAAGTGCACCAAACGGGACAGTAGAATCAAATTTAACTTTCAATGGTACTCTATTAACAGTAACTGGTAACGCTACAATTACTGGTGACCTTACTGTAAGTGGTACTACAACATATATTAATACAACAACTTTAAATGTAGGTGATAACATCATTACATTAAATGCAGATATTGGAGCATCAACGGCACCAACTGAAAATGCCGGCATAGAAATTAAGAGAGGTAATGCGGCAACAAAACAATTCATTTGGAATGAAAGTACGGATAGATGGTCATTTGATGATACTATAAACGTATCAGGTAATGTAGTTCTTAGTGGTACAATTGATACTGGAATAGGTGCAACTGAGGTTTATTTAATGGACCAAAACGTAAGAACTACCGATGCTGTAACATTTGCAACCGTTAATACCGGACAAGGTGCTAATGAATTATATGCAATGGACCAAAATGTTCGTACAACGGACGCAGTAACATTTGCAACTGTAAATACTGGACAAGGTGCAAATGAATTGTACGCAATGGACCAGGCGGTTCGTACAACCGATGCTGTAACATTTGCAACCGTAAATACCGGACAGGGGGCTACGGAAGTTCATTTAATGAATCAAAATCTTAGAACAACCGATTCACCTACATTTGTAAACGTAACATCAAACTTAAGTGGTATAGCAACATCGGCTAATCTACTAAACGCATTGGCTAACTATGGTTGGAATGCAGCAACCTTACCAACTTCATTTGGACAAGGTATAACAAACGCATTTGTTTCATCGGCAGAAGGATTTCCAAATTATGGTTCTGTAATGATGATGAGAACATATGCTGGTGGTGGTGGTTCATTACAATTATATACACCATATAGTTCTGTTTATGGTGGTACTAGATTACAAGCTCGTTTTGGTGATTATGGTGTAAGTAGTGGTAACTCTTGGACTGCATGGAGATTGATATTAGATAGTGTAAGTGACCCTTATGCATATAATATGAATCAGTATGTGAGAACAACTGATAATGTAACATTCAATCAGGTAATATCTTCAACTGGAGTTTATGCGGCCGGTACATCTGGATTTTATAGTACAACATATGCTGGTAATGTTAGAAATCCAATTTGGAGATTTGGAAATGCCGATGGATATGGTATAAGTTACTTCCAAGGAAATGCTGGAGCTTATAGTAACTTAGATACCATTGGTATTCATATGGGAACAGCAACAGCTGCAGGTTCTCAATGGCAGTTCAATCAAGCAGATAATTCATTTAGGTCATCAGGTCCAATATACTTTACAAACTATCTTTATGGTAATAGTAAGCAAGCATTAGATACAACTGATTCTTATTTAAGATTAAACCAAGCTAATCAATTTAGTAGTGGTACTTATACCCCATATAACTTTAGAGCAGATGGTACAATTTATGTAGGTGGTACATCATACTATATTAATAGTAGTACATCTCGCTTAAATGCACTCGAAACATCAGATAGAGTTGTAATTGGCGGAAACTTTAGCAATCAAGCATATAGTTCGGTAGCTTCTACTAGATTACATTTTGGTGGAGGTGATAGTGATGCAAATTCAAATTATTACATAGGTACTAACTTAGAAAACTTTGGAGGTAATTATACTAAGTTAGATTTAAGATGGCACACTGGTATTCGTATGGGTGCACAAGCTGGCTATGGTGGGGTTAGGATATTTGATTCAGAAGATTTAGGAACTAGATTATTTTCAGTTGGTGAAGGTGATACGCATGTAAGGGTAACAAATAATTTATATGTTGCAAACAATTTATTTTTTACCAACTATCTTTATGGTAATAACAAACAAGCACTAGACACAACCGATGGTTGGTTGAGATTAAACCAGGCTAATCAATTTAGTAATGGTACTTATACTCCGTATGTATTAAGAACGGATGGTGGATTTGAATCATATGGTTCAACAAGATTAAGAAATAATTATAGTAGTGGAGCAACCATTATATTAGATTTAGATAACGCATCTCATTATGGTTTAATAGATTTTAGAGAAAATAATTCACATAAAGGATTTTTTGGATTAGGTGGTACATCACAATCATTTGGAACATATGCAGCATATACCGCAGATGGTTTCAGTTGGAATCACGATGGCGCTGGTAAAATGATTATTTCCAATAGAGGTGCATCAAAAAGAATTGATTTAAATACAGGAACTGAAGGTAATTCCAATTTTACTACATTAAGAATGACAAATCAGGATGTTTTTATAACTCCTGATTCCAATACCGGTAATTTACGTTCACCACTTTTTTATATTCAAAATGATACAACTTATTTATGGAATAGTAATAGAATAGTAGTAAACCAAGTAACATTCCCTTATAGAGAATGGGATTTTGGTTGGGGAGCACATGGTACTGGAAGTGGTACACAACCAATGTCATTTAGAATGTGGGATAACTACACTCAAGGTGGAGCACCATCTTCATATGGTACATTGATTGAATATTATGGGTTGGTAGGTCACCAACATGACCAATTTTATTTCTATCAGGGTGAAATTCTTCATAGATACGGGTGGTATGGTACTACAAACTGGCAAAGTGGATGGAGAGCAATGTTGCATGCTGGAAACTATTCTGGATACGCAATTCCTGTTTCTGGTGGTATAAATATGACCGGTTCTTATGGTTTGAATGATAATAGATTATACCTAAGAACTAATGGTGATACAAACCACTTTTTATGGAATGCAGCCGATGATTGGGAAGAATTGGTATTTTATTCTGGAACTGGATTTAGAATAGCAGGTAGTAATGGTGGTAACTATGCACAAATAACCACATCAGGTATCAACGCCACAAATATGACCATTGGTGGTGCACAGGTTTGGTATAATAGTGGTGGCTGGATGGCCGATTTCGCTTCTTATGGATTTACTAGACATTGGGGCATTAATGTTTCTGGTGGAGAGTTTGTTACTTTATATGCAAGTGGACAAGTATCTACATTAATTGATGGTAGTTATTTTGCTGGGGAAAATAATGGATTCTTCTCATTGAATGGTTCTAATCAATACACATCAAGAGTAGGTTTCTCTAATAGTGGTGGTGGTGTTGCAAACTTCAACGCACCAATCCGAATCAATACAAACAATAACATTTATTTAGATTACAACTACGGACAATCTATTGTGGGGGTTTATACATCTACTAGATACCAGGGTGTATTCGCAATGGGTGATTCATATAAATTGGCAATTGATGGTTCATCTCCTGGTTCTTTATATGGTTTAGCTTGGTCACATCCAAACGCTGGAGGACAAGCATCATTGGGTTTAAATGACCACGGCTTGTTGGTAATGAACTATGGTACTACATTTGCGGGAATTTCTTCTAGAATTTGGGCAAGAGACCAAATGAACGCACCAATTTACTATGATAGAAATACTGCATTTTATTTGGATGGTGATTCTAATTCTAGATTAAATCACGGAAGATTTGTTGGTTCATCTGGATATTATTCATTATTATTAGGACCTGATACATTGGCAACGAATGGTTCGACTTCAGTATATCCTGATGGTGATAGATATGGATTGGTATTGAATGCACCATATTATCCACATCTTTATATTAATTCATACGCAGATAGTGGTAATACAACGCATGGTGGTGTTTTATCATTCACTGGTATTAAAACTGCCGGCGGATTTAGAAGATGGGGCATTGGTATTGCAAACCGAAACCCGGATGAAATGAGTTTTGGATGGTATGACAACAACTATAACCCACATTATGGTGTGGGAATTAACTGGTCATATCCAGCATCTGTTTGGGTTGATACTGGTAATAATTGGTATGCTAGAGGTTCAATGAGAGCACCAATATTCTATGACCAAAATGATACTGGAAGGTATATGGACCCCAACGGACAATCATATATTGTTAATTTATGTGTTGGTCAAAACAATTACTCACACGCATATCCTGGCGTTCTTCAAGTAGGTAGTACATCTTATAACTATAACTTCTTAAATGGTAGTTGGGCAGGTGCAATTACAACTGGTATATTAGCAAACTGCGCAGATGAATGGGAATTTGCTGTTCATGATAGTGGTACTAGGGTAGCATCGGCATTTATATTCCAAAGTGGACCTAATAGATTCCTAATGGGTAGAGGTCTGTATTGGGGTACATCTTATGTTGAAGCTGCTGAATCTTCTAGAGCACCTATATTCTATGATTCAAATAATACATCATATTATTGTGACCCAACCGGATATTCTCAATTAAGTTCTGGTGAAGCTAACAACTATTGGAGAGCAGCAAGATATGATATGACTGGAGTTGGTGGTAACTCTGGGCAAGGAGCACATGCATATTCTATCTTCCAAGAAGGTGGTGGATGGGGTTATCCTTATCCGGATTTAAGAATTGCATATCATACCGGTATTAAAATGGGAGCTAATGCTGGTTCGTATGAAGGTATTAGAATTTACGATGATTACCCAATGAGTAGCCTGTTAATACAATTAAGTGGTTCATCAAATTATTCATTCTGGTATACTTGGCAGAGATTGGACGGTTATCATGGAATTTATTCTTACCTAAACTCTGCACACTTCTATCCAAATAACTCAACTTATGGAACATGGAGAGTTGATGGTAGTAGAAATGGATATGGTGGTATATTATTTGATGTAGGTAATACACCGGTTGTAATGTTTGATGGAGGTGGTAATGGTGGTATTTATTATCAATCTGGTAGATGGATGTTCTATCATTATTTCCCATACAATTGTGTAGGTGTAAACACATCTTCAACATCACCTTCGTATGGTATGTATGTTAGTAGGGGTATCTACGCTACTGAAAACATTGTGGCGTATTCCGATAGACGTGCAAAAGAAAATATAGAAACAATAGATTCTGCATTAGATAAAGTTTTACAATTAAGAGGAGTTTACTATAATAGAATTGATGATGTAGATAAGAAAAGACAAGTTGGGGTAATTGCACAAGAAGTTGAAGAAGTATTACCTGAAGTAGTAACTTATTGTGGTGTTAATGATGAGTATGGAGTTGCATATGGTAATCTGGCTGGTATACTAATTGAAGCAGTTAAGGAACAAAATAAAATAATAGAAAAACAATCAGACGAAATTAAAGAATTAAAAGAAATTTTAAATAATTTAATACTTAATATTAAAGGATAATAATATGGCACTAATTAGAGATTACGAATTACCAGGAACTGGTGTAGTTATACCAAATTCATATCATGTAGTTACAAATGTTGCAATTGAGAAAAGAACATCAAATGTACCTGCACCTCCAGACCCAACAAGACCAGATGGTGTAACTTTTGGTGCAAATCAAATAGGAAACGAAGTTTATTGGAAAGCTGGATATGTTGCAGAAGCATCGGTAACTATATGGAAAGATAAAGCTGCAAGAGAAGCAGATGCAAAACCAATTGGGTTTATTGGAAGAAACCCATCAGATAATAAATATGGTGTATCTATTGGAACTGAAGGAATGGACCATCATTGCCGTTTCTTTTTACAAGTTCCATCTGAATTAAATCATATAGAACAAGCATACAAACATTTATTAACTACTGATTATTATAGTGGTTCGTTAGAAGATTAAAATAAAAAAGTTTAATATTTATTAAAAATAAACACATTATGGGATTTACATACGAATGGAAATTAACAGGATTAAAAAAACAAAACACAGTTGATTTAACTGATGTTATTGTTGGTACGAATTGGAAAATAACGGCAACCGATGAAGATGGTAATTCCGGGACATTTAATGGTGCAACTCCGTTTACGGTTGAAGATTTAAACGCAGATGGTTTTGTAGATTATCGTGATTTAACCGAAGAATTGGTTATAGGATGGGTTAAAAATTATGTAAGTGGTTCGGCTCCATCGAATTATATGTCTCACATCAATCAACAAATACAAAAACAAATAGATACTGTTAAATTTGCGACATTAGATGTTGGCGCAGCGGATATGCCGTGGTCACCTACATCCGGTAGTGCAACAACACCATCACCGGAAATTGCAGCAACAAATCCATAATGATTTCGTATCTTTATTATTAAATGTCCAACGCATTAATTTATAAACAAAATTATAGTTTGTAATATCGATTCTTAATAATTAATTTGTGTTTTGAATATTTTGTTTATATTTATATGAGTATTACTGTAAGTTATTACTAATACAAACTTAAAATACAAATCGAAGAAATAAAATGGCAGAAAGAATCGTATCACCTGGCGTATTCACAAGAGAAAATGACCTATCCTTCTTAGCTCAAGGAGTGGGAGAAATTGGAGCAGCATTTATAGGACCTTTTAAACAAGGACCTGCATTCGTTCCAACAATCGTAAGAACGCAATCAGAATTTGAAGATATCTTCGGAACACCTGATGGAACTTATTATACAGAATATGCAGTACAAAATTATTTAAGAGAAGCTGGACAAGCAACAATCGTAAGAGTTGCCGGAATTGGTGGTTACTCACAGGCAGCACCTTTGGGTATATTGGCATCCGGTTCTCAAGGCAACAAACTAGTTGGAGTTTTATATTCAACTAATTTTGGCGATGAGGGTGTTGGATTTTTAAACGCTTCTACTAACATTACAAGTAGTGCATCGGTATCCGGTTCATTTGTAATATCAGGACTAATTGGTTCTGGTTCTGCAGCAACTAGTATATCAGCATCAATTTTTCAAGAAGCTACAAACGATATTTCTGACGTATTTGGTGAATCTCCATTTGGTGCTAAAGCAGCTTATGGATATTTGTATTTTGAAAGTTCATCATTAGGATTTAAAAATGATAGTACTCCACATGGTGTACAAATATACGAAGTTAACCTACCAACACAGGTGTATGGTGATGCTAGTGAAGCAGAAACTCCAATCGTAGTATCTCAATTAATTAGTGGTGAAAGATATAATTTATTTAAATTCGAAACAATAGGACATGGTACATTATATAATACTAAATTTAAAGTTGGTATTTCTAATGTAAAAGCAGCTGGTGAAGATGGTTCAACTGACTATTCAACATTTACTGTAACTATTCGTTCATACGGTGATACTGATAAGAGAAAGAGTGTAGTTGAAACATATAATAACGTAAACTTAGACCCTGCATCTCCTAACTATATAGCTAGAAGAATTGGTGATAGAAAGTTAACAATTGATTCTAATGGAAAATTAACCGAAACTGGTGATTACTCAAATAAATCAAACAATGTAAGAGTAGTTGTACAAGACGCTAATTCTAATATCTTAGGACCAGGTTCTTATCCAATATCAGCAGCACCATTTGGACACGCAGCATATGTGAATCCAATTAAAACAAATTCTACAATAGAAGCAAATTGGGTGCCTGCCGTAAATTACCAAACAGGTTCAGCAAATAACACATCATCATCTCCGGTTTATTTTTCTGGATTTGATTTTGAAGATGCATATAAAGCAATAGATAACAACCAATATTTAAAACCAATTCCTGATGGAGCAGAAGCTGGTGCTAACGTAACATTCGCATTTGATTCACAATTATCATATGTAATGACTGGTTCAGCATCAACTGATATGGTTAAAAGACAATTTGTATTAGGATTCCAATATGGATTTGATGGTATGAATCCAACCGTAAGAAAAGCTAAGGCTGGTGATACTGATTGGGGAAATTCAAATACACAAGGATTTAATTGTTCGAACTCATCACAAAATGGTTCAATCGCATATACTAAAGCAATCAACGCAGTATCTAATCCTGATGAATATGATATCAATATGGTAGTAACTCCTGGTATCGTAAGAAGCCTTCACCCATCAGTTACTTCTAAAGCAATTGATATGGTTGAAGAAAGACAAGATTGTTTCTATATCGCTGATTTCAACGATTATGATGATTCAATTACTGAAGCAACTGAGCAAGCAAATTCAGTAGATTCAAACTATGTAGCAACTTACTATCCTTGGATGAAAACAATTGATAGTAATACAAACAAACTTACAACTGTTCCACCTTCTACATTGTTACCAGCGGTTTACGCTTCTAACGATAGATTGGCAGCTGAGTGGTTTGCACCTGCGGGTTTGAATAGAGGTGGTATTACCGGAGCAGTTAGTGTATTGAATAGATTAACACACTCTGAAAGAGATACTCTATATGAGAACAAAGTAAACCCAATTGCGGCATTCCCTGGACAAGGTATTGTAGCATTCGGACAGAAAACATTGCAAGATAAGGCATCTGCTTTAGATAGAATCAATGTTAGAAGATTACTTATCAACTTGAAAAAATTCGTTGCATCAACATCTCGTTTCTTAGTATTCGAACAAAATACTTCGACAACTAGACAAAGATTCTTAAACACTGTGAACCCTTACTTAGAATCAGTACAACAAAGACAAGGACTTTATACCTTTAAAGTTGTAATGGATGAAAGTAACAACACACCTGATGTAATTGATAGAAACATATTAGCAGGACAAATTTTCTTACAACCGGCTAAGACAGCGGAATTTATCGTAATAGATTTCAACATCTTACCAACTGGAGCAAGTTTCTCAGCATAATACGAAAATAAAGGAAGTAGATATTTATTAATATAAAATAAAAGGATAATAAAATGGCAGAAATATTAGAGTTTGACAAGATGTTCTATACGAACTTCGAACCTAAAATGAAAAATAGATATGTGATGGAGATAGATACTATCCCTTCATATCTTGTAAAGGCAATGAACAGACCTACAGTTCAGTTTGAAACAATTTCTTTAGACCATATCAACGTTAAAAGAAAATTACAAGGTAAAGCTGATTGGCAAGATTTGACTATAACATTGTATGACCCAATTGTACCTTCTGCAGCGCAAAAGGTAATGGATTGGATTCGTTTAGGACACGAATCGATTACCGGTAGACGTGGATATGCAGATTTCTATAAAAAAGATATTACTTTCTATTTGTTAGGACCTGTTGGTGATAAGATTGAACAATGGACTTTAAAAGGTGCATTTATTCAACAAGCAAACTTCGGTGAATTGGATTTTTCATCAAACGAAGTTGCAACCATTGAATTAACATTATCTTATGATTACGCAATTCTTGAATTCTAATTTAAGAAAAATATAAAAACAAAGGGGATATCAAAAGTATCCCCTTTTTTATTTCCAATTTTTTAAAAACTATGTATTTATATATACAAACTTAAAAACGAATAACGTTATGGCAGAAATACAATATGATTTTCCAACGGAAGTATTAGACCTTCCATCGCAGGGTAAGGTGTATCCAAAAGACCATCCACTTGCTTCGGGTAGAATTACTATAAAACATATGACAGCAAAAGAAGAAGATATTCTTTCAAATCAAAATCTTATTAAAAAAGGTATTGTTTTGGATAAATTATTTGAATCTATTATTGTTGGCAACGTAAATCCTAGTGAAATTATTTTAGGAGATAAAAACGCTATTATTCTTGCAACTAGATTGTTGGGGTATGGTCCGGAGTATCTTTTTAAATTTTATTCATCTAAATTAAATGAATCAATTGATGCAAAGGTTGATTTGGGTAAAGTAAAAACAAAAGAAGTAGATTTATCAATATTTGATAATAAAAATGAATTTGAATTCGTATTGCCATCTAATAAGAAAAAAATTATATGTAAATTACTTACACATGGTGACGAAATAGCAATAGATAAAGATATTCAGGCTATTGAAAAATTAGGTGGAGCGGGTGCCGAAATTACAACTCGTCTACGTTATATGATTCAATCAGTTGATGGGGATAATTCATCAACAACTATAAACAAATTTGTAAATGGATTGTTGGCAATAGATAGTAGAGCATTAAGAAGTTATGTAAAAAAAATATCACCTGATGTTGATATGAAATTTACTCATATCCATGAAGATGGAGAGGTGGAGGAGGCGCCTATCACTATGGGTGTCAGCTTTTTTTGGCCTAGCACGGAATCATAGTATTCAAGTTCATACCCAAATATTTGATATGGTTCAATATGGGAATGGTTTTACCGTAATGGAACTTTATAAAATGCCAACTTATTTAAGGATGTTTTACTATAATAAATTGGTAGATGCTAAAAAGAAAGAAGCAGATGAAGTAAAAAAATCAAACAAAGCAAGTAATTCAAAAGTTAGGGTTAATAGATAATCCTAACTTTTTTTATTAATAGGATATTTATAGATGTTAAACTATAACGAGTATGAAGAAATATAAAATATCAAAATCCAATTTAAAAGAATTTTTTGGATTATTCGGTAAAAAGAAACCGCAAACATTGCAATCAATCATAGATGCAGACCCGGTAATGAGAAAATTAGATAATGAAATGGAAGATATTGCTAAAACTTTTATTCCTAGAATTAGAAAAATAAAAGATACACAACCTGAATTATTTAAAAAAATGCAAGATTTGGGTATTATAGATAAGGATTTTAAATAACATTGATTTAAATGGCAGTAGCACCACTAACACCAGCAGAACAGGCAGAATTAAATCGTTTATTAGAAGAAAACGCAGAAATAAAAGAGCGTATTCGTATTATAAACGAAAAAATAGCTACTGCCACCGGCTCTGAAAGAGACGAATTGGAGGGTATGGTACAAACGGAGAAAATACGTTTAAGATTACAAACCGATTCTGCTAAAGGGCTCAAAAAAAGACAAGAGTATTTAGATTATGAAGAAAGTAGTTTAACTTCATTGGCTAATATGTCAAAAGGTGCATTGAGCGTTTTAAAAAAACAAACAGCCGGCGCAAATACATTATCAAGTTTAACTGCAACAATTTTAGCAAGAAAAGAAGCAGAATTGCAATTAGAAGGTGATGCTTTAAAAGCTTCACAAAAAGAAACTGCGGTTTTGGAAAGCATGAACGCATCAATAATGCTTAAATCAGAAGAACTTGCTGCTATTAAACATCAAATATCCGATGCAGATAAAGAAATAGAAAACGTAGAACGTTCAATTGCACATTTATCAGGAGAAGCAAAGGAAGAAGCAGAAGCTCATTTAAAAACATTAAAAAATCTTAATCAACAATTAGCAAGAACTGAAGCAATTCATGAAGCTAATCATGAACTTTTACATCATATGCCTGGATTTATAGGAGATGCATTGGGTATGGCAAAAAAGATGGTAGCACAAATAGCTGCAATGGGAGCACCGCTTGTAATAATGTATGCACTAATAGGAGCAGCATTGCACTCATTTATAGCGTTAGATGCAGCGGCACAAGATTTTAGAAAAGAAACCGGATTATTAAATTCACAAACAAAGGATTTAGTTCACAACGCACATCACATTGAAATGAATTTCAGAGATGCTGGTGTTGAGTTAAAAGATGTATTTGATACTGCAAAAGCATTAAAAGAAGAATTTAGTGATACTGTAAATGTTTCTGAAGAAGTATTGGCATCATTAACCGTAATGGGTAAAAACTTCGGAGTTTCTGCGGGTAATGCTGCAAAAGTACAAAGTGTCCTTGAAAGCGTTGGAGGGTTATCATCGGAAACAGCAGCTAATGTAGGAAATCAAGTTGCAAATATGGCTAAATTAGCCGGAGTTGCACCTGATAAAGTATTTAAAGATATTGCCGAAAACGCTGAAGCTGCATCTACATTCTTTAAAGGTGATATAAATGCATTAACTAAAAACGCAATACAAGCTCAAAGAATGGGTACTTCGTTAAAACAACAGGTATCATTGGCAGAAAAATTATTAGATTTTGAAAATGGTATTGAGCAAGAAATGGTAGCTGCAACGTTTGTAGGTGGTGAGTTTAATTTAAGTAGAGCAAGAGCATTAGCAATGGAAGGTAAACTTCAGGACGCAAATGAAGAAACCCTAAAACAAATTCAAAGAAGTGGTGATTTCCGTCAAAAAGATTATTTTACACAACAACAATTGGCTAAAGCAGCCGGTATGAGTGTTGAAGAAATAAATAAGCAGTTAATGATGCAAGAAAAGTTGAATGGATTAACTGAAGAAGAAAAGAAACTTGCATCGGATGCTATTGATAAAGGATTGGATATTACCAATATGACCAAAGAACAATTGGCAGAAGAAACTAAAAAAATAGCAGCACAAAACGAACAACAAGGGCAATTGGCTAGAATGCAAAACGCATTTATGGGAATTGTTGCAACTATTGGTGGGGCGTTATCTCCACTATTAGAAGGAGTGGCAACCGTATTAAATTTAATAATGATACCAATAAATGCAGCAGCAGACGGATTTGCGGCTTTAGTTGGTTTTATGAAAGAGGCATTACCATTAACCGCTGCATTGGTAGCGGGAGCAGCTACTTATTTTTATTATAAAAATCAAGCTCTAATTACAGATAAAGCATCTGCGGCTTGGGCGGTAGTAAAAACTGGCGCGGAAGCCACATACAATGGTATTATAGCTGCCGGTAATTTGATAAAGAAAAGGGGATTATTAGGAGCGATTGCTGAAATGGCTATGAGAGCATTTACATCTGTATCGGCAATACCATTTATAGGTCCTATATTGGGTGTGGCTGCAGCGGCTGGTGCATTGGCATTGGGTTATCAATATTATAGTAAGGCGGGAGACGTAATGTCACCAGCTGATGGAAAGACCAGAGTATCGACCAAAGAAGGTGGGTTATTTGAATTAAGTAAAAATGATGATTTAATGGCTGGGCCAGGATTAGCCGGAGGTGCAGGAGGTGGAGGAGGTGGAGGAAGTTTATCTGCATTAGCCGCACCATTAGCAGCAGTAGTAAACGAAATTAAAGCATTAAGAGCGGATATGGCATCTGGAAAAATAGCAGTGTATATGGATTCTGCAAAGGTTACTTCGAATGTTAATACTCAAGTTGAAAAAACAACGAGAAATAGCTATAACATGGGACAAGCATAAAATATAATTTAATGCCAACAATAGAAGAATTATTTAAAACCAAAAAGTTGATAAGTGGACAAACCGCTGAACAACAATATGATATTCGTAATACTGCCGATATAAAAAGAACGCCGTATAATGTCCTAATGCGTCCATCTTTTAAAATTGCAGAAATTGCAAGGAGAAATTTATCTAGTAGATTAGGAGAAACTAAATTAGAAGCAGAAGTAACTGGATTAAGAATATTAGCAAGTACAACATCTCCAATTATATATGGAACTGATATACTTAAATTTGCGAAAAAGACCAGAGGTATTGTTGAGGATATGAAGCAAGGAACCAGTGGTGCAGAGGCGGGTGTTGGGAAATTAACTTCATTTATAAATAAAGCTGAAAAATTTGGTAGTGATTTGTTATCGAAAATTGGGGTTAAATTACCAGAAGATTTAATACCAAGCCGTATTGTATTAAATTCTGATTTCAAAAAGGGCAAAGTATCCGATACAATGGTCACATTGACTAAGTTAAAAACAAATTCTGGTGGTAATTTATTGGGTAAACTTATTAAAGATAATTTACAAGGAAGACCAAACCCAAATCAAATACTTGGTTCGGCTTTAGAATTAGGTAAAAAGAAATTAAATAATTTATTATTAGGTTCACCATCACAAGCGGCAGTAAATTTTGCCAAAGATGGTGGTGATAACTATGATATCGAGTCACCATATGGTAAAGTAATGACTCCAGCTTTGTATTTGAAGGAAGATGCAATTGCACAAAGAAATGATTTATCATCAAAATTTGTTGCGTATGAACCCGATAAATTCAATCTACCATTACCAATAACAAATTATATTGCAGTACCAACTTTTTCAAAAGAACCCAAACAAATGTATTCAAAGACAAAATTGATGGATTCATTGGAAGTAAAAAGAGGAATGAGAAACGGTTCGGATGAATTAAATAGAATAGTTCAATATGATTCTGCGGATGGATTAAAACCAAGTGGTAGGGATGTGAATTTACCAACATTAAAATCACTTGATTTAGTAGAACTAAAGTTTTGGTCTGTTGCTAAACAGGCGGCAGTAAATTTCAGAGCAACCGTAACTGGTATTACCGAAACGGTATCACCAAATTGGGATACTCAAAAATTCGTAGGTAATCCATTTAATTTTTACACATATAGTAATATCGAAAGAAGTGTAAATTTTGCATTTAAAATATATGCACTTAATGCGGATGAGTTAAAAGCTTGTTGGCAAAAAATTAATTTTTTAACCAATTTAACATATCCACAGGGGTATGCGGGAAACATTGCGGTAGTACCACCATTTATTAGATTTACGTTAGGTAGTATGCATGTTAATAAAGAAGCGTTTATTTCGGATTTATCATATGAAATACCTGACGATGCGCCGTGGGAAACCGGTGAAGATGGAATGGATGAATATATACTTCCAAAAATTGTTAATGTTACTATGACTCTTAAATTAGTAGAAACGGTTGGTAGTACATATCAAATGGCAACCGCTGAGAGAAAAGCGGTAGCTGAAAGTAAAACTGCGGATGGTAAAGTAGTACCTGCAGTTCCGGCAGCACCTGCCGTGGCTGCTTCCGCAAAACGTTTATATGGATATGGTGCATCTAATCCAAATCAAATACTAAATGATGATAGGATTAAAAATTTAGATAAGGGGGGTGACCCACTCAAACAAACACAGGTTTCCGATTCTCCAAATGCATCGGCAGCTCAAAAAACAGAAAATCCAGTTGCGGAAGCACCAAAAGAAAAAGTAGGTCCAAATGGTATATTTGTAGAAAAATACAAAGATTTCAATATATACAAAAAACCAAAACTACCTAATTTTGTATATATTACAAGAGATGGAGAGCAACCACTTCATGCAGGACCTGAAGGTAGAAATGAGGTAGATTTACTTAACTTTGAAAGAAGGTGGATTGATAATTTTATTGGCAAATAAACCAATCTAAAAGATATAACAATTGTAAATAAAATATGGAAAGTAGATATTTAAATAATAAAATTAAAACAACAATAGATGGTAGACAGGTATATAGGTCAAAAATATATCCGAATATTCCACCATCTGACCAAGATACCTTTGTAGCAACGGAAACCGGTGATAGATTGGATACTTTGGCGTATCAATTTTATGGAGATTCAAGATTTTGGTGGATTATAGCAACATCCAATAACATCCATGATGCAAACATTGGATTTGAAGAAGGGACTATTTTAAGAATACCTGCAAATTATATCGAAATAGCAGGAGCATTTACACAATCATAATTTATAAATGAGTACATTTCCACAATTATCTAACATTGACTCTAAGATTGTAACCAATCTTGTAGCTGGAACAAAAGCCGGCTTAAATGCTTCTCAACGAATTTGTTGGATTAGAGTATTTTCTGGTGCAAAAACCGGAGCTGCGGAAGGATTGATTATATCATCTAATATGAATTATGGTACATTTAATCCATCTACAACTAATAATGCTGGGTTTGCATATGGAAATTCAGTAAGTGGTGGAACTTTTGGTAATACTTGGGCGGGAGGAGCCCTTCTCTCAGCAGGTGGGCCGTTAAGACCTTCTCCTGGTATAACTGGTTTGCAAATAAAAGAAGGTAAAGACCAAATTTCAAGAGAATGTACTCTATCACTAGAATGTTTTTCATTAGAACAAATGGAACTAATGCAAAGGTATTTTTTAGAGCCTGGATATTCTTTATGTATTGAATATGGGTGGAATAGCAATGTAGGGTTAGCGCAAAAAATGCCAAACATTGGTACTGCGGGTATTTTAGAAGCTGCAGCAAGCCGTAATTTAAATGGTAATAACTTACACCAAAGAAGAATTGATAGTTTGGGAGATTATGATACATTTTTAGGATTTATAGTAGGTGGGAATGTTCAATCGGATGATGATAAGTGGAAAATATCAGTAAAATTGAGAGGTGCACCGGGAATGCCAACATTTTTGCAATCACAAAATAAAACTTTAAAAATAAACAGTGACGGAACAATAGAAGAAAAAGAAGGTGAACCAATATTATATGATGTAGCCGATACGATTTCTCCTGCAGCCGGCGAAGATGTGAGAAAGAACAGAAGGTTTAAAAATATGTATAATCAATTACCAACTACAAGACAAATACAAGCGGTAAGGGATTTGTTAACTACTAATAAAGTTAACTGGTATGATTTTATAAATTTTGATGCAGCTGTAAATAAGGCAATTACTACATATTCATCTCCTGGATGGTGGGCAAGTACTTTTACAAGTGCTTCCGAAACCGTAACAGTTGGAAAAGCTAAAATAGAAAAAGAAAAACTATTCTCAACAAACAAATATATACGATTTGAATTAGCTATTGATATTTTAAATAGAAATGGAGAATTTAGTGATTATATATTAGCCGGAAAAAAACTTCCTATTACAATTGATATTAGTAATGCAAAAATAGGAGCGTTTCCAAATATGTTTTCCACAAAAGATTCTAAATTGATAATACCAGGATATATGCCTGATTTTTCTGCATATTTTTTAAATTCAGGCGTAATAAGTCAAAAAGCTGGTGGAAGGTTTGAAGTGACGGGAGACGAAGAATCTCCATATGAAGTTATAGATAATAAATTACCAACAGTTGGTGCATTTGTTGAAACCGCAGATACTTCTTTAGGCCCATCTCACACGGAAAAAGGAAATTATTGGGGATATTTAAAAAATCTTTATATAAATTTTGAAGTATTTAGGTCAAAAATAGAACAAAAAAATAAAACCATTAGAGAAGTTTTATTGGATATGTTAAATGAAATGTCATCGGCTGTAAATTCTTTTTGGAATTTTCAGGTAGTTGAACAACAGGATAAAGATGGTAATATTATACTAAGTGTTGTTGATGAAAATTGGATTGGAAAAAAAACGGGTGGCTCGGTACAATTCTATCATTCGGGTCCTTATTCTATATTTTTAGATGCTAATATAGATATTGCATTACCGTCTGAAATGACAAATCAAATAATTAGTAGGAGATTGGCATTGGCAAATAATCCAGATGAACCAATTGTTGGAGTTGGTGGGTTTTTTGAAAGTGCAACGGATTTATTTTTGACTAGTTATACCGATAGCAATGGTAACCCAAAAAAGATACTAACCGAAGACGAAAAAAAGAAAGAAGATGAAGCCGCAGCGGCAGCAGCGGCAGCGGCAGCGGCAGAAGATAAAAAGAAACCTTCCGAAAAAACCCAAGAAAAAATAGTACAAAGTACAGCCACAGAACAGGCATTAAAAGACCAAATAACTAAAATAAGAGCCGATTATGCAAATAAGGGAGCTCGTGTAGGTGCCGTAGAACTTGTACAAGAAGCTGCTAATTTAGCGGCTCGATTAATTAGAACCGATGCTGAAATCGCAGCAGCAGAAGAAGCCGAAAAAATAAAAGATGCGTTGGAAGATAAACGAGATGCGGAAATTAAAGTGGTGGAAGATAAAATTGCTGCTGAAAAAGCGGCAAGAGAAATTTTACAAAAACAAAAAGATGAGGAAGTAAAAACGGAAGAGGATAAAGATGGTGAAATTGCTGCCAAAGCCATCGGTGCTAATTTAGAAAAAATAGATGTTGTACCCAAAGTTGAACTGGATACAATTCCAGAAGAGCTTGGTGATATCACCTCCACAAAAATTTTAAAAGAAAAATTTCAGATATTTTGTATGGATGATGAGCCATTATTTGATAGATTAAAAAATGATGCATTTGCAAATAAAAATAAAGGTACTACTGAAAAAGGATTATCACATCCACTTCCGATAAAATATACTTTTAAAGTTTTAGGTACAAGTGGATTTAGAAGGGGTGACACTTTTAATATTATTGGAATACCAACAAAATACGCCAAACATGGTTTATTTCAGATTATAGAAATAGAACATAATGTGAGTGGTATGACATGGACAACATCGGTAACCGGACAATATAGACAAATGCAATAATATGGTAAATCCAGATAGATATAAAAAATTAAAGAATAATCTTTCCGAGTATGAATTACCGGAAATATTAGCATATATACCAACTCCAACGGAAATTGAGTACAAAAGAGGATATATACAAAGGTATTTTGTTCAAAAATCCAATGATATAAATTCTTATATTTTTGAAATAAGTAAATATAATTTTGCATCATTGCAAATAAATCCATACTTTACAGTAGTTGCTATTCTTTGGAAAATTTCCGGAAATCCAACTGAAATAATGGATGCAAATAGTAAATCAATTAAAATTGGTAATAAAACTATTCCATCTTTACACAAATATTTACAAAATACTTTACAATTTTCTAAACAATAATTTGGAATTGTTATAAAAATTTCATATATTTGTATTTATTGATATGGGGATGTTTTGGAATTGATTGCGATGCGAGACATAGTATCACACGTAGTGGGATGGTTCTTCAACCACTTTAATATCGGAATCAAACAATAACTGACGTAGAATTATCTACTTGGAACTTCGAAGATGCTATGGCATTTGTAGGAGCTTACGATTACGCTGTAGCAGCATAATCACCACCCGCATCACTCGTGGGTTTTAAATAGAAGTGAACAAACCGGAGCATTACTTATCGGCTCCCTAAAACTGATAGGTTGGTGGAAACGCTGAACTAACCATTCGGCCCCAATTATTTTGGAAAGTGAATAAGATTAAACTTTATCCTAAACGTGTGAAAAGCTGGTATTATGGTTACTTCGTAAGACACCGGTTCGAGTCCGGTCATCTCCACCACTTTTTAAATCCCCATTTTACATTTGGTAATTTGGGGATTTTTTCGTATATTTGTATAAATTGTTTTTATGGGTAGATGGCCGGAAAAACCAAATGATAAACCTAGAAAATTCCAACATGTCTATAAAGATGATGATGGGGTTGAATCAATTTGGAAATATGATTTAGATAAATTTCCAAATGGACCAATTTCAGTTGAAAATAAATACCCACCTCACTATGAAAAGAAATTAAAAGCTCAACAAAAAGAAGCTAAATTGGTAAAAAAACAATCAACATTAGAAAAAGCAAAAGCTGTAAATAAGAATGATACGAGTGATAGAAAATATTGGTGAGTTGGGAGAATTAAAGATAAAATTGGAAACCGAAGTATCTCTTTGGTATCCTATGTGGGTGGATAATGATAAGCATCCACGAAACACCCATATATCCTTTATCCTGATACGAACCCTTACCGATAGGTACATTCTACCACACCAACACACCGATACCACAGCCCTCTCTAAATCACAAATAGAAGGGGTGCTGAATACAAACGGAGATAAATGGGTTTTTCAAAAAAAGAAGCTACTACAATCATTCTCTAATTTAAGGAATGGATTGAATGATATTGATACTGCACATTTTCTTAAAACCGGAGAAACAATAGATTATTCTCAACCAATACAACATTTAGTAGCTCCTTTATTACACAAAGGTTACAAAGAAAATATCATTCAATCCATTCCTATTCTTAAATTGTGTGAAGCCGTTGATAATGAATTCCTAAAACACCATAGTCAAAAAACTAAAACTTATAATTGGTATAATGATATCTTCTTACCAATCCTTTCAGATATTGAACAATTCGGAATTCGGGTCGATAGGGAAAAATTTATTGATAGATGGCCACAAGCTCACAAACATCTTTCCTCCGATAACTTAGTGTACACCGAATATAATCCATTTACGATAACGGGTAGACCTTCGAATAGACATGGTGGTGTGAACTATGCAGCCCTAAACAAATCGGATGGAAGTAGAGACACCCTAATAGCGGATGGGATATTCTTACAAATGGATTACGATTCGTATCACCCACGTCTTATTGGTAAGTTGATTGATTTTCCCTTACCACAAACTAATGTTCACCAATGGTTGGCTGAGCAATATGGATGTGATGTTGCCGAAGGTAAAGGTGTAACGTTCCGCCTTCTTTATGGTGGAATCGATGATGAGTTTCGACAAATCCCATACTTTGATAAGGTTGCTGATTTTATTGATAGGTTTTGGAAGGAAAGTGTGGAAAGGGGTTATATCCAAACTCCAAACCGCCATATACCATTAAGTTGGGTAGAACAATCCAACCCACAAAAAGTATTTAACTATCTACTTCAAGCATATGAAACTGAAATAAATGTGGGTAAAATGAAAACCATATTGGATTATATTAAGGGAAGTGGGATTAGTTTAGAATTGTACACTTATGACTCGTTTCTTTTTGATGTACCTACTGATGTGGATAAGAGTTTGATTATGGGATTGAAGAATATAATTGAGGAAGATGGATATCCTATCAAAGCGAGTTGGGGAAAAACTTACGGAAACCTCTAAATAACATATTTATAGTATATAGAAAAATAGTGCTATAATATGAAAAAAATCAGTACCCTTATAGGTTTCCTACTTGTTTCCCTAATTTCGTTTGGACAAGATGTTAGAATTAAAAACGAAGTATTTGAAGTTCTTTATTCACAATCATTAGAACAGCCTTTAGTGATTAAATATCGTTCAACAAACAGGCCTACAAATGTGAATAGAGGAGCAATGGATTTTTACAAAGAGCCAAATATCAAAACATCGGATGCGGATGATTACGCTAAAAATATATACGATAAAGGACATGGTGCACCAGCTGCAACATTCTCTGATAATATGGTAAACCTAAAACAAACGTTTTCATACTTAAATTGTATAATGCAAGACCAATACCTTAATAGAGGTGAGTGGAGATTGTTAGAAGAACAAATCCGTAAATGGGACGATACCGAACCAATCACTGTTTTAATAAAAACATTCTTTGATACACCTGTAAAAAGAGTTCCAACTGGAGCGGCAATACCATCATATTTACAAAAACATATCTATTTTGAAAAAAGTAACAAATGGAAATGTTTTGTATTTCTAAATCAAAAACCAAAATTTCATTGGGATGAGTTAGAAATGATATGCGAAGATGAAGACCACAAATTTTAATGAATATGAATTTATCTGAATTAATAAACGAAATACTTTCCGAATGGGCTTACCGTTGTAATGATGGAATGCCAAACCCAAAGAACCCAATCCACCTAAAGGAATTGAGTAATGTACTTTCAGAAATGGGGTTATCTCATATTAAGAATACATTGGTAGAAAATTTACTAATGGAAAAAGGAAAAACACCTGAAAAACATGTAGTAGAAGCGGATAAAGCATTCTCTAATCCAATATTAAGTAAAAAAGTATCATATAAAGATAAAGACGGAAATGCAAAAGATGGTATCGTTGGTAATCTTTTAAGACTACCAAAAGATTCTCCTGGTAGAGTTGCTGCAGAAAAATTATTACCACCAGAGGGAAGTCCAGAAAGAGATGCAATGAATAAAGATTTGGGTGGAGAAGGACAGCCGAAAAAACCGGAAGATGAAAAGGGTAAAGAAGGTGGTGAAGAAGCTCCGAAAGAAGACCCAGCAAAAGCTGCAGCTGCAATGTTTGACCCAAAAGCAGACCCTGCAATGGGAGCTAGAATGGATAGAGAGAAAGATGCTAACGCACAACTAGCAAAAGATGCAGAAGCAGATAAACAGGCAGAGAAAGAGCAAGAACCTAAGAAAGAAGATGAGTTTGCTCCGATAGATTCAAAAGATGTTGCAAAGGAAATGCCACAAGCTGACCCCGAAACATTTAATGGAGATAGTGATATACCAGATGGTATTGAACCTAATGATTTGGAACAATTTAATACCGATATTAGTAAGGTACAACAGATGGTTGCGGATGCAAAAGCAAAGGGTGAAAAAGCACCAAACATTAACTTATGTGATGTAACTGTACCTGGTACTAACTTGTATTGTGATGATAATTTGGGAATACCAAGAGAGGAAATGCCGCAATTTAAAGGCAAACCACAACCTGGTACTCCCGCTGCTGAAATGGCAGTTGATGAAAATGGTGAAGTTGATACCGAACCATTGTTTAAAAAAATGTTGGAAGAAAAAGGAATTAAAGTTGTTCAAACTGAAGTTCCATCTGATAAATTAAAAGCAACCCAAAGTGAATTAGTAGGTGCTAAAGTAGTTGGTATGATGGGAGCTTTGGAAGAAAACCCAGAACACCCTTCAATCACCGCACCGATTTATGTAAGTAGAGATGGATTTGTAATCGATGGCCATCATAGATGGGCAGCAATTGCGGCGTATAATGCAAAAAATCCTGATAAACAAATACCAATGAAGGTTCAGGTAATAGACCAGGATATTAAAGATGCTATTCCAATGTGTAACAAATTTGCAGAAGAGCAAGGTGTAGCAGCTAAAAAAGCAGATGCAAATAAAGAAGGACCATCAGAGCCAACAAAAAGAGAACCTGCTAATAATGATCCCGAATCTAAAGCACAGCAATTTAAAGGAAAATCATCTGGTGAAAATATCCAAACAATGGAAATGGAAGGTGGTGGACTTATGTATGGAACGAAGCATGATAATACAAAAATGGTTGATGATATATTAGATGATGTTAAATCTAAAATACCAAAAGAACGATGGAAAGATGTTGTGTTTGTGGGTGAGGGTGGCTTCAAAAATAATGATGGTGAATTCGAATTTAAAGGTGAAATGGACCATTCAGCATCCAAATTTAAAGAAATGGGTTCATCGGTAGATACTTGGGACGGTGATGATACAGATGTAACTAATAATGAATCTCCACTATATAAACGTCAAGAAGAAGAAACTGGATTAAGTAATGAGGAAGTAATGGCTGCCAATTGGGCAAGTATGGTAGGACAAGGTGATAGTGTAGAAGATATGATACCTGAAGATTACTTAACGGATAAAGGTAAAGAACTTTTGAAAAAATCCGCAGAAGAAGCAAATCTACCTCTATCAGATACGTGGGATTCAAACCCAACTGAAGAAGATGTTGATAGCCTATATAGATTATCTTTTGCCGATGATAATGGTGATAAAAAAACAAAAGTACATGATGCTCAAGTATCGTTTAATAAGTTTAGAGATGAAAATTTACTAAGAAAAAATAAAGAATTAGCCGCACAAGGTAAAATACCTATCACTATTGCGGGTGAATCTCATGTTGATTTGGTGGATAAAATGTCGAGAAACGATAAAAAACCATCCCAAAATTTACCTAAACCAGAAAAGCCATCGGAAGAAGATGGTGGTGTTGTATATAGTGTAGGCGGTGGGTATTATTCAGATAAACCCAATGGACCTGCTCAATATATGGCAAGTGAAAGTGTAGTTGAAAAGGTACTAATTGAAGGCAATATTAATTTTTCTCATTTATTGTTTGAAGCAGCCGTAACTAAAAAAACTTCTAAAGGAAAGACTGTAAAATTAGTAACAATTGACCCAAAAAATCAAGAAAAAGCAACGGCAGATGCAGCGGCATCAAAAGGAGGAGGATGGGAAGAACCTGATTGGATGAAAAATGCAAAACCAGGATGGGATGCCGAAAAAGTTAAAAATAAAAGTGCATGGGGAGATGAACCAATGCAAGAACCTGATTGGATTAAAAATGCAAAACCAGGATGGAATACTAAACCTTCTCCTGGAGATGCACCAAGAAATGCAGCTCCTCCGGTTGGAAAGAAAGTGGGAGCAGTTCCACCGCCACCACCGCCACCTCCTCCTGGAACTAAAAAAGCAGGAGCAGTTCCGCCACCACCGCCACCGCCACCGCCAAGTGCACCAACATCGGCTCCAAAACTTACTGATAAGATAAGACAAAAAATATCAAAATGGACTGAAAAGGAAAAAGCATTCTTTGATAGAAATGAAGGAGCACCTGGTTCAAAAGAACGTAGAAGTTTAGGACAGGCTTTAAGGGATAAAGCAGCTGGAGCTTGGAAAGCAATTAAGAAAGGAGCTAAGCATGAAGTTGAAGAATTTAAAGCAGCTGGTAAAGGAGTTCAAAACTTTTTTAGTGGCAAACCTTTAAGTGAGCACGAACAAAAAGCACTCAAATCGGTTGCATTTAAAGTAGTAACCACTGCCGTATTCGGAGCTGCATTTGGTGGATTATCACATGGTGTTGCTGCATTCGGAAAACATGTAGCAATGGAGTTTATACCTCACATTATTGGTGAGACCCTTCTAAAGGGAGTTGGTAAAGCAGCTGTATTTGCTGATGCCGATGGTGAGGCCGAAACGGATGCAAATATGATTAAGTTTGCCGAAATGATTTCTAAAGGACTTGAAGAAATGGAAATCACTCCTGAAATGATGGAGCAGATGGTTGATTCTTATAATGAGAAAAAAGAAGGTAAAAGTACAAATGAAATGAAAATAGAATCATTAATAAAAGAAATAATTTCTGAAATTAAATTAGAAGCTAAAGAAGGTGAATCTAAAAAATATCCTGGTTATTATCATATGGGTGGCGGATACTATTCCAAAAAAGCGGGTGGTGAAATTACCCACAAAACGGTTGATGGTGGTATGAAAGCCTTATCGGCAAAAGAAAAGGCAGAGAAAAATAAAAATCAAAAACCTGCATCAAAACCACCTCAAACTGTTGCAACTGATAAAGATTTACAAGCTAGAGTAGGTAGAGAAAAAGCTGCATTGGATAAAGAAAAGGATAAAAAATCTACTACACCGAGTGGTAAACTTCCTAAAAAAATGGAAGAAGATGATGTTTTCTTTAGTAAAGATGCGGTAGAACGTAAAGCTACTGAAGCTGATACAAAGGTTGATTCATTACCAATCGGTGATAAAGAAAAAGCAATAATAAAGGGTGTAATTAGAAAAGTATTAAAAGGAGAAGGATTAACAGCAAATGAGATTAAAGTTGCATCCGATTGGATAACATTCCCAGCAACATCTGATGTTAAAATATACTTTGCATCTGAAGCCGGTAATTTTAAAGACCACGATAAGGTTGTTATTAGTAGTTCTATGAGTGAAGAAGCTAGAGAACAATTTAATGAATTTTTAGAAAATAATGAAGTGTTTGATGCGGGGCATCCTGTTAAGAAAAAATCAATGGTGGCATCTAAATTAACTCCAAAGAGAACATTTACAAAAGTTGAAAATGTTAAAAAAGATAAAGAAGGAAATGTGACAAGCGTAACAGTTGGCAATACTACGTTAGAAAGAATCACATTACCTACTGAAAAAGAATTAATAAAAGAATTTAAAAAGCAAGGGATTGAAAACCCAGAACAAGAAGCTAAAGATACAATAGTGGCGATAGAAAGACACAACGCCAACGTTAACTTTTTAGCTTCTCAGAAAGATATTGAAACAATTGATTTTGGACATGATACAAATTCATCAGAAGGAAGGAGAGATACTATTGAAAGTATAAAAAAGATGATGGCCAAAAAATTATTAGATGATTTTACAAAGTACTATAAAGGTAAGGCTAATATTCCAAAAGAAGCAAGAAACATTTTAAGTTTAATAAACAATTTAAGTAATCCATATATAAATCCAAGTGGAAACGCTGCGGAAAAACTTCAACAAGAAATTGATGCAATTGCAATATTAATGAATAATAATCCTGATTTTAGAGCGGGTGTTCCTGATATGCAAGAGATATTTGATTTTGTTGTAAAATTAGGACAAGGATATGCGGGATTCATGCCATCTGCATCTAATTGGAAAGTAACTGATATCGTAACATATAAACCAACACAATCATTTAAATTTAAAAAAGGAGAATCACCAGCTGAAGCAATCGCTAAAAATCTTCAAACATTTAAATCTACTGTATTGATTGAAGGTGGTTCATCGGTTAAATACGAAAAAGGTGGAGCGAGTGCAGGATTGGATAAAATATTAATGACAGTTTATAATAAACATAAAGGATTCGATACTCAGAAAGAATTGGTAAAACTATTTGACACATACCAATGGTCATTCACTCCAGGTGAAGAAAGCAGAGTAAAAAGTGAAAAAGAAATCCAAGCAAAAGAAGCTGAATTAAATGATACTTTAAATAGAGCTGTTGCTGCGGGAATTATTTCTTCAGAAGAAAAAGAGGAAATATTGGCAGAAGGAGAAAAGCAAGCAGCTGCTATGGCCGCTAAAGTGGAGAAGAAAGTACCATTTGAAAAATATAAACAATGTTTTGGAAAATCACCGGAAGAACAAAAGAAAAATTATGACAATTATAAAAAACAATTAGGACTTTGGTGTAAAATGGGTGCTATGGCAGAAGTTATCAATAACAATGATGCTAGATATCAATTATTTGGTAACTTGAGAACTAAATATCCCAAAAAAGGAGCTCCAAAGCATGAAGTAATCGATGGTGTAAACGTATTAAGTGGTATGGGATGGTCTTACGATCCAGGTATATCTGCAACCGGTAAAGATTGTAAATATATATCAATGAATAATGCTAACTCATCTCACATAGAACCTATAAAACGAAAAGGTTAAAAATACCCTTTCATCCAATTTTTCATATTTATAGATAATAAAAGAAAAAGAAAAAGAGGATGAAAACACAGTTATTATGTACGTTTACAACGAAAGGTGAGTTACAGAATACATTACAATTAATTCGTGAAACTTATCACATAGTTTATAATTACATTTATATTCTCCAAAATAAGGGGAATTTAGATGAATTATTTATCACGTACAATATAGATACAGCTTTCCAACCGGATACTCCATTGGAAAATACAATATTAATACATAGAAAGAAGGAATCTAATTCACTATACACTATTAATGCTCTTAACGAATTGGTTAAAGAGGAAAATGGCGGTGTATTAGATAATTCATTTGTCATTAATTGGCAGAAGTTTAAGAATTCAATCATATTAACAAACGCCGAAGGAACTAAAAAAATTCAGACAAGAGTTTTTGAAGTAATTGATTTCGGAGAAGGAAACAAAGAAGTTACGGAAGAACAACCTAAATAATTTTTATTATGTTATTAAAAAAAGGCGATAACAACGAAAATGTTAAGTTAATGCAACAAAAGTTGGGTATTGAACCAGCTGTAACTAACTTTGGACCTAAAACCGAAGAAGCTGTAAAAGCATTTCAAACAAAAAACGGACTAACTCCGGATGGCATTGTAGGTGATACTACTTGGGCTAAAATTATGGGGCAAGGTGCACCCATTCCCACTCCAACTGTACAAACAATAGTATCGGTAGGTGGACTAAAATTGGATAAACTGAGAGGACATATTCCTGATGGAGTAATCCAAATGATTCCTGATACAGCAGCTAAGTTTGAAATCAATACACCGTTGAGATTAGCACACTTTTTAGCACAATGTGGACATGAAAGCGGTGGATTCAGAGTAACACAAGAAAACTTAAACTATTCGGCTAAAGGTTTAGCGGGTATCTTTAAGAAATATTTCCCAACTGAAGCAGCAGCAACTCCATATGCTAGAAACCCACAAAAAATTGCAAACAAAGTATATGCAAATCGTATGGCTAATGGTTCGGAAGCAAGTGGAGATGGCTACAAATTTAGAGGTAGAGGATATATTCAATTGACGGGTAGAGATAACTATACTCAATTTGGTAAAGCAATTGGTGAAGATATAGCATCAAATCCTGATGTAGTATCATCTAAATATGCATTATTATCAGCAGCTTGGTTCTGGTCTAAAAACGGATTGAATAAATTAGCGGATGGTGGTGCAACTGATACTACTGTAACATCAATTACTAAAAGAGTAAATGGTGGAACTATTGGATTACCGGATAGAATAAAACATTTCAAAGAATACTATCATTTATTGGCATAGGATTTGGGGATGTAAATAAAAATTCGTATATTTATAGAATATAATAACACATAATGGCAAACATAAGTTTAAAAAGACTATTTGAAGCTGAAGATTTTAAAGCTAAAAGTAAAGAGACCGGAAAATTAGTACACTTTAAATCAAAGGATTCATATCAAGCCGCATTAAAGGCTGGTACACACGAAGACCCTAAAGCCCAAAAAGGTGGTGCATCTAAAGGAGCTGCAAAACCAAATGATATGTTTGGTGGAGATTATTCAAAAGATAGAGGTGGTGAACCTAAAGTAGATAGTATGGCAACTGTTAAATCAATTGCAGCTAAGACTGGGTTAAGAGCAACTGCGGTAGCGGGATGGGCAGACGAGAATGGTGTTAATTTATCAAACTTATCAGCTGATATTGATTCTAAAAAATTGAAACCAATGGATTTAATGACCGCAATTAGTGGTAATCCTGGTAACAAATACGCTAAAGATATAATCGCAAAGTATTCACAAGGTGGTGGAAGTAAAGCAGAACCACAAACCGAACCTACTTCTAAACCAAAAGAAGCTAGAAAAGGTAATCCTACTGTAAACAAAGAAGCTAAGAAAAAAGCAGAAGAATTTGGAATTACTCCACAAAAGTTGGGTAAAGATGGATATCAAAAAGCAATGTATCAAGCGGCAGTTGAAGCATTAACTGATGCAAACTTCCACGATGAAGCAAGGGAATTGGTATCAAAGATTGAAGGAAAACCTGAATGGGCTAAAAGAGTAAACTACCCATCAATGGATGACCCTAAGTATAAAGAGAAAATGGCAGATATTAGAACTAACGGAGTAGATAGTTCGGAATATTGGGGTGGAGAAGATGGTACACATGAGTTTGGAAGAAAGGTATCACAGGCATCCGGATGGAATGGAGTTGAAGCAGCGGATGGTATAGCATTCACTTTAAGAATGAATGGTTTTCATAAAGAAGCAGATATGATACAATCCGTATTTGATGATAAACCATATATGAGAGAACAATCAACGAAACTAAAAACAATGATTAAAAAATAACTAAAAGGGAGAAACTAAAAATTCTCCCTTTTTTATTTTGACACAAGTTGTCACAAATTATTCTCATAAACGCTTGTTTATATCGGACTTTCTTCGTATGTTTACTATGTAATAAAACGATAACGATATGAATACTGTAAGATTTAACCGCCACGAATTGTTCTCCGAAAAAATGATGGAGTTCCACTCTACTACCATCCGAATAGTGGAAGATTACCACATCGCTAGAAATGAAAGTTGGCACACCCCTCTATACAATATGTTGTGTGGTATATGGGATGGATACTTTTATAGCGAAATGTTAGAGATGGCAAAGCAGATGGGATTACCTACTCACATTACTGACC